TGGTAGACGGCAAAGCCACAGTAAACATCGACACAGACAGCACAATGACTGAAGGCACATTTGAAGCCTTGTGCGCCACCGTTCAATGTTTCACTAGCAACGAGTCTGGCTGGGGTGCAATTCGCGGCAAAGTAGTTGGCAACATCCTTACTATTGAGGCACAAGATGCCGCTTCCACCGACAGCGTAAGCTGGATGGTAATTGGCGAGCGCAAAGACAAGCACATTATTGACACAGAATGGACGGATGTGAACGGCAGACCAATCGTTGAGCCACTCAAGCCAGTAGTTGAATCTAAATAATAATCTATGACTATTGAACAAAAATTAAGTCAGCTCTACGCCGCCTCGCGCATCGCCCAATTAAATGCCGACCAGCACGAAGCTCTTCGCCAATACGCTGACGAAATTCTGCAAGCTATTAAGTCCATTGAGCCAGAGCCAAAGGCTGAATAATGCCTATTGCGCCTGACGTTAACTGGATTTCATACTACGGAGACAACCCCGACACTGACGGCTTTGAGAACCCGCCTTACCCCAAGGCGTATGACGACATCATTAAGTTTTATCACTGCACTAACGCGCAGCTAAAAGGTAAGACCGTTGATGCCGGGACTGAGAATAACGTAGATGCCACGGGCTGCACGAACATTGAGTTCTCGGATTGCAAGTTCGTTGGCAAGGCTGGCATCTCGGCGTTCACGATTAAGGGAAAGACTGACGGCTGGCGCATCGTAAGTTGCATGATTAGCCACGGGCGCGAGACTGACGTTGAGCTAGGTCAGTTTGATAACTCGTGGTATTGGGGCCGTCCCCCGACGCGCAACGGGTTGATTTGGAGCTGCGAGTCCAATGATGGGAAGCCTATCAAAGTCACTTGTTGGGACGCTGTTCCCCCTGAGGTCGTTGACAGTAACGTCAAGATTGTCCGTGTCCCTAAGTTTATCTGGCTCCCTTACTTTTGCTGGCGTTGGATTCGTCATCATTGGTTTTAATTTGTGCTAGTATAAGCTATGTTTAGCTTTCTTTCTAGTGCAGTCGGTGGTTCCATCTTGGGCGGCGTCCTTTCTTTGGTTCAAAAGATTGTGGACGTTAAGTCTAAAGCGATGGAAACCGAGCTTGAGATTAAGAAAATGGAGGCGATGTCTCGGCTGAAGATTACCGAGGCCGAGTTCAAGTCCTTCGATACCAGCCTCAAGAGCGATAACGAAGCCGTCCAGATTCCTGCAAATACCCCTATTTGGGTCATTTCTACCCGTATTCTGGTGGACGCCTTTCGTGCTTTTACCCGCCCCGGCCTGACTTGGGCGATGGTCTTGTCGCTGATTATGTTCATCGCGGCAGGATTCGTTGGTAAGGCAGCGGTTGCCGCTATCTTGGCTGACTTCGTTTTCGCTACTTCAACAGCCGTCATGTGGTGGTTTGGTTCGCGGCCACTACAACGCACAGCCAAATGAACGATAACTTCCAGCCCATGAAAATGTTTAGCCTTAACGCTATTAGCTGGGTATCCACCGTTGCCACGATTCAGATGGCGGCTGACATTTTGCAGGTTCTGGTGATGACTGGCTCGATTATTGTTAGCTCCCTTTCCGCTTGGTGGATTATCAAGCAAGCTAAGAACCTTGACCGCATTAACCGCGAGGCGGAACAGGAACGCCTCAAAGACGCAGAATAAGCCACTTTACGGGCTTTTGTCCATTTACCCATACCATGGCCCTCAATCCTCGCAATCTGCCCTGTAATAGCCCTAGGCGCGATGTTAAGGGCGGGAAGAAGTTCGTAGTCAAAGCCTGTCAGGGCGGTCAAGAAAAGGTCGTCCGATTCGGGGATGCGAACATGACTATCAAGAAAAACCAGCCTGCGCGGAAGAAAAGCTACTGCGCCAGGTCTGGTGGAATCAAGGGTAAGGAGAACAAACTTTCTGCAAACTATTGGAGCCGAAGGGCTTGGAACTGTTAAGCATTAACCATTAACTACTATGAGCAAATCAGGTGAACGATACAAGTCGCGCAAGCAGCAGATGAAGCACGAGAAGTCCGAGGGTAAGCGCGAGCGCATGAAGGAATACGGCAAGCGGAAGAAGTGCTGATATGCCGCTAACCAAGAAAAGCCGTAAGGTGAAGTAACAACATAAGCTATACTAGGTAAATGCCACGGTATAGCAATTACGGCTCCCTCGATAACCTGATGGTTGATGAGGGCGATGTCGCGTTCACTAGAGTTAACGCACGCCTTCGCCCAGACCAGCTTCAACCTTCAGAGATTGCCATGTCGTCTAACGGACGCATGGATATTAACGGGGCGTGGCAGACCCGCAAGGGGCACCAGAACTTAGGCTCATCGCTGGCTACGGATGAAGCGTCCCTGACGCTACCGTTTTACGTTTACGCTAACACAACGTCTAGCGGCTCTAGCCGAAGTGGAGACACGATTACGATTACGTTCTCCTCGGCGCACCCATTTATTGACCAGACCCTTGGCTACGTCTCTGGTATCACTGGCCTTACACCTGACCCTAATGGCAACCGAGTTATCACTGTCGTTGATTCTGTTACAATCGAAATTACTGTCTCGGGCCTCTCGGGAAGCATCGGCGGAACCGCAGTCGTCGGCTCGCCTATCCTTAATGATAACGTCATTAACGCGGTTTACGGCTCGTGCTTGTTCTCTGACCCTGCTTCTAATAACGAGGAATACATCGTAATTGCTACGAACAGCATTGCGTATGCGGTAAACCTGAGAACCGGCATATCTACTCCAATCGAATACCCGGCTGGTGAGTCGCTGGAAGCTGATGTTCATATGGTTCAGGCGTTTAATTACGTCTTCATTTTCCGAGATGGTCTGACAGCCTTGGAGTGGGACGGAGACTTTACTGGAACCCCGGCTTTCCAACTAGTCGCAGATGGCGACTACACCCAGCCAGTTTATTTGAACCACTCAAACAACACGCATTGCGTGGATGGCGTTATAACCGTTACCGAAACAAGTCACGGCCTTTCTGTTGGCGATGTAATTTACGTTGTTGAAAAAGGCGGCACAGACCTGACCGAGAAGACGAAAGGTTACTCAATCGCAACGGTCCCTAACGCAAATACCTTTACGTTTTACGCCGACGTTCAAGACCACAACGGCAGCGTTGTTTACGTTAAGAAGCTATCCGTTGGTGCTGGCTTTAGCCATATGCCTGCCCCACCTTGGGCGGTTTACCATCAGCGTCGTCTTTGGATGCCGTTCCTTTACACGACGACTGGTAGCTCTGGCTCGTCTACGATTACCAGCCGCGATGTGACTGACGAAATCATTGCGTCTGACGTTCTCGACCAAGACACTTACGACCAGATTTACGCTAATTACCGCATCGCTTCAGGTGGCGCGGATTACGTCGTAGCCCTCCAGCCGTTCACCGAGGATAACCTCGTGGTGTTTAACCGTAACACGATTCACCTCGTGCGTGGCGTAAGCGGTGCCTTGGAGTCCACTACGGTCCAAGAAGTTACCCGCGAAGTGGGCTGTCTGGCTCGTCGCTCGGTGGTTCAGGTCGGCAACCAGATTCTTTTCCTCTCGGATAACGGCATTTACGCCATGACCTTCGAGGACTTGTATAACCTGCGCGGCGCATCCATCCCGCTATCCGAGCCGATTAACCCGCTCATCAAGCGCATTACCAAGGATTACGCGAAGAACTCCGTAGCCATTTACCATGATAACCGTTATTACATCGCGGTCCCCATTGACGACTCGACCGAGAATAACGCCATCTTGGTTTACAACTTCCTGAACCAAGGCTGGGAGTCCTTGGATACCGTTGACGCTGCTGGCTGGAACATCCGTAACCTTATCCGCGCTGGCGCAGGCTCCTTGAACAAGTTGTATGCCGTGAACTCTTTCGGCGGCATCCATATTCTTGAGGACCGTGTGGATAATAACGACGTTCTCATTACTCAGATTGGTCAGTCATCAACGTTTCACCCGATTCAGTCTTACATGACCACGCGACAATACACCGCTGGGACAATGGACCGCAAGCGGTATAACTCTTTCGAGCTTCAGGCCG